TAATAGAGCCAATGATGGGATCGTTCGATTCTACACGTAGATTGATGAGCCCGGCTGGTGGAAATCCGAGATCATTCTTCTTAGGTGATGTCGATGATTCTTCTCCGAACGTTACACTGCTTATTAACAAGCATATGTCGTACTCAACAGGTACATGGACCCAGTCTGCAGGTTCAGATCCGAGCAGGAAGGTTAGGTTCCTTTCAAGGCAGCTACTTACAAATGCATCTACGTTTGGTTTAAGTGGCGGTATTTCAGAGGAGTGGCTTGACGCTCTAGTTGAAGAGATTCGCGTTGAAACTCCAGGATCCGGTCACGAAAGAACGTGCATTGGTACGTTGGATGCATCAAGTACACCTGCAGGTGCCGGTGTTGATGCGATGATCCCAATAGGTCACTATGAGAAAGCTGATCCGTTCCTCAAGACTATTGGTAGCGTACCTCACAAGTTGGAACGCATATTTAGGACCATGGAGAATGTGGATACTGTACCGGTAGATATTACCTGCGAATCAGGATTAGGTACTATTTACGCAAATACACAGTGGATGAAGGATAACGGTCCTGCAAACCAGCGAGATGAGATCTTTGATGACGAAGTCAATATCACGATTGGTACTATTGATCATCAGACCGGAGTTGCGACAGATCTTCTTCAGACTCATGATTCCGCACCACTAGGTGCAATAATGACAACATACCGTGATGATTACAGGGCGGTATTTAACACATTTAATCGATTTGCAGAAGATGAGAGAAAAGATCATATCTTTATTGCTGATGCTCCTCGTCAAATTTTCGTTAATGGTAAAAATGACGTAGCATTGTTTGATAAGCGCAGAACATTTACACAAGCTGTTTATTGGCCGTTACGCCATATTTACAGTCACGTTAACTCAAGTTATTCGACAATGTTCGGTAACTGGGCGAAATGTTTCAGCACGGCTAAGGACGGCCCGATGTGGTGCCCGTTCTCAGGATATGCTGCAGCAGCGATGGCTAATAACGATACTGCTTTCGGTCCGTGGTACGCTCCGGCAGGCTTTAGGCGTGGTAGGTTCGGTGGTGTACTTGATTTGGCCGTCGCACCGTCACAAAAGCACAGAGATCAGTTATATAAGATCAATGTTAACCCGGTCGCAGCGTTCCCAGGTGAAGGCTTTGTGATTTTCGGTCAAAAGACGATGTATAAGAAGCCAAGCGCGTTCGATAGGTTGAATGTACGTAGGTTGTTCTTGTACCTCGAGAAGATTGTACGTTCGTCGATGAAATATTACGTATTCGAACCGAACACTATGTTAACACGGGCACAAATTTTGAATAATCTTACCCCGCTCTTTGAGCAGGTTAGAGTACAGCAAGGTCTGTATGATTACTTGATTATTTGTGACCAGAGAAACAACACACCGGCAACGATTGATGCTAACGAGTTGGTACTTGATATCTACTTGAAACCGGTACGGGCCGCGGAGATTATTCTTGTGAATTTCTACGCGACAAGGTCTGGTCAATCGTTTAACGAAATCACAGGATAAACAAACCCTTAACAATAAATATTATTAGATATGCCAGTAACACAAACAATTAAAGACTTCTATCAAGTTGCACAAGCACGCGACTTTACACGTAACTTCCAATTCAGGGTTACATCGATCACAGACAGAGGTACTGAGGTACTCACAACTGACGACCTGTTGTATATCACGACTGCTGAATTGCCCGCCAGAGAGATTGCTAATAAAACTGTACCTTTCATGGGCCTTACGTTTAATGTTCCTGGTGCTGCAACATACCCCGGTTCCGGTGGCTATGCCGTTGTATTCAGGTCTGACATGGAACAGGTTATTCGTCGTTTGATGGAAAACTGGCAGAGATCAATTTTTGACGATCGTACTTCAACTGGTGCTTATAGGTTGTTTGCTAATTCTCGCCTAACAATGGACCTTCTAGACCAAAACTATAATACCATGAGACAATACGTTCTCCACGGTGTATGGCCACAGTCTGTCGGTAACATTGGTTATGATTTGCAAGGCGACGGTGACATTGTCACATTAACAGTCAATCTTTGCTACCAATACTGGACCCGTGGTATCACCGGTTAATCCATTCATACAATACACTATCTGTTTATCCGGTAATCTTAGGGTTACCGGATAAATATTTTATATGCCTATCAATTACGTTGACCCTACTGGTATTCGCGCTCAATTGGGTGATTACTCTACCGGTGGTGCTGGAGACCGGTTATTCTCAAACCTAAACAGAGAATGGTCTGGTGGCGGCGGTGGTTCAGCGATGGACCAGATTAGATCAAACTTAAATTTTGATGATCGGATACAGTCATATAGTATAGAAGATATAATAAAAGGCATAACAGGTGGTAATCAGGCTCAATCAGATGCAATTATCAGCAACTTCATAACGACTCAAGGTAGCCCACTTAATATGCGAGAACATTTTTTTAGCATATTAGAACAGTGGGAAACGGCACTGCCATTAAACAATATGTGGTTAGTATTTTTTACGGTACCTGATATTGTACGTGATGAAGTAATGGGTGCTTGGGGTGAGCATGTAGTACAATTAGCAGTAAGAAATAAAGAAGGACCCGCCGGTGTACCGATGGCTTGGTGGAAGCAAATGTCAGGAAGAGTCGATGAGACTATCCAAGCATCAAATGAAGAACTAGAGGGCGGTACAAATTTAGCGAGAAGAAGACTCTTAGAACCAGATATGTTTACGAAAGTATTCGGGTGTGCTTTCGCACAAACAGTTACTATACCTCAAGAACAAGTACAAACAGCACAGCTCGGTATACCAGGTAGTAGAGGGTTTCTACGTACACCTGTAATAACACACAGACAACCGTTTGCATCACTTAATATAGAATTTCTTGAAACTAATATAAGTTTTGTTGATTTTTTGCTTAGGCCATGGACTGTACTTAGCGGTCATCTTGGCAGCGTTGCAAGAAAAGAATCATTAGTAACTGATGTTATGATAATTAACTTTTCTCGAGCAGGCTTTTCTCCAGAGTTTGTTAATGGCGGTAGTTCAACTACAGGTGGGTATGTCGATGAAGCGGTACGGAATAAAAGAGGATTTATACCACGTAAAATATGGATATTTAATGGTTGTCAGCCAATAACCATAGACAGTCAACGACATACATATGGCGCTGACGCTCCTGTAGAGAGAAGAACTATTGAGTGGATGTTTAGGCGGTATCAGTGCTATTTGCCACCAGAGTTTGAAGGGTTGTTCGATAGTATACACGGCGAGGAATCATCTTATATGTCCCACACCGCTGTGGCATTACATGAAGCGGGAATTGCAATGGCTGCAAGTACTGCAAGGCGAGCATCTGCAATTAATAATGAAGCAAAGGGATTTTGGGAAGGTAAAGACGGTGCACCCAATCCGTTAGATAATCCCGATATTAATGCACCTAAAGGCGACGGTGTTGTACGCGGTTTTCCTGCCAGACATTCTGCAAAGACAGCCGCCTTGGAAGCAGAAGCTGAAGCTGATTTTTATTGGCAAGGGTACGATAAGCAGTACGGTGATACTAACACTAGCGGTGGAGGTAAATGGACGGTTGACGGTCGTGGTTATGATCGAGCTCCTCCATTCTTACCAGTACCAGGTAAGGGTAATGCTCAAGAAGTTGGTTGGGATAAAGAAGCAGATGGCGAATCTCGAAAACTTCGAACTGAGCGACCTTATGGCTACCCAGTTACGAACTGGATGGAGGGCCTGATTGCACAGCAAACAGAATCATCAAAATATGGTGCCGGCTTTGATAAGTATAATCCTTACAGATCTATCCTCGCACTTAACAGAGACGGTCGTAGATATGGTGGCTTAAGGACTAAAGGTGGATTACCGTCTGCAAGAGGTGACTATATGCAGGGTGATTGGGAGACCATATACCCATCATGGACGCTTCCTGATGTTGAATCCTATTATGAGACTCGAGAATTGAATCAACCGTTTGGTGGTGATGCAGCATCTTCAAGACCTTGGTTATACGAGGATCTCTCTACAGAAATGGGAGATACCGCTGCTCCGGAATCTTATCACGCACCAGCTGGTAGTTTTGACAATACTCCACCCTTCGCTTATGCTGTACCTCTACATGGCGGTTGGCCAGGTCCAGTTGAAGGTCGATACAAAGATATACAGACACAGTTACCTCAATTACGAGGCGGTATTTTAGAGCGAATTCTTAACTTTAACTTTAATTAATAGCATTTTCTATATTATAACTTAAGTATTTTTTGTGCCCGCACAATATCTATACCCATCATATATTCTCAGCGAAGACAGAAAAACGTTTTTGCGTGAATTGACAAACCGTCAATATAAAGCGTTTGTTAAGTGCATTAATCTTGAAGATCAGGATGTATTGGAAATTTTTATCGATAGTATACTGCAAGAATTGTTGTATGATAATATAAGCATTAATGCATTAACAAATGTTGATAAGCTGTATATGTTGATATGCGTTCGATCGTATTGTATTAGCCCGACTATCGTATACTCAGCGAAAGTTGATACAAAGGAAAAGCCCGAATCGGGTAAGGACCGACACGAGAAGAAAAGAGCAAAAGTCGAAATGACATTAAACTTGAATGAGATATTAAATCGACTAGGTAACTATCCAATTAAACATAAGTTTACGTTTTCTGAAAATGGTCTAACTGTCAACGGAACACTGCCTAAAAGATTTTATTACAATCATATTGTTGACGTCGCAGTAGATTGCTTGAATACCGTTCAGTTCCGAAATAGACAAATTAGTCTAGTAGATATGAAAAGATAGCAGCGAAAAATAGTATT